TCACCCACAAGGGCGCCGTACCGGCGCTGCTCCTGCACGACCGTGCAGCGCGCGTGGGTGTGGGCAAACTGACCATTGGTGCCGACGGCCTCACCATCAGCGGCACCCTACTGGACAACGAGCACGGCAAACAAGTCGCCGCCGAGGCTGACCAGGGGTTCCCCTGGCAGATGAGCGCGCATATTGACCCGGCGCGCATTGAGAGCCTGCCTGCGGGCAAAACGGCCAGCGTCAACGGACAAACCGTTACCGGTCCCATCCTCATCCTGCGCGACAGCGATGTGCGCGAGGTGAGTTTCACTCCAACCGGGGTCGATAAATCCACCCACGCCACTGTCCTTGGCGACGATGATGACCCCGAAAACCCCAACCCACAGGAGAAAACCGTGACCCTTGAAGAAGCGCTCGCCGAAATCGCCGAGCTGAAAAAAGAAGTCGAGGCGTTGAAAAAAAGCAACGAAGAACTCGCCAAAGAAAAAGAAAACCTCGCCGCCGAAAACCGTGCGGCACAGGTCGATGCGCAGCTCTCTGCCGCCGGTTATGTCAAGGGCAAAGACGGCAAGGGCTGGCAAGGCCTCTCGGAAAAAACCTATGAGGTATTGCTTGCTGCCGAGGCCGATACCGCCAAGGCGATGATTGCCGACCTTGCACCGAAAAACGAACAGGCCGCAGGCTGGCTGATGAGTGAAACTCATACAGATGACAACAAACCAAGCGGCAATGCCTTGTTGGACGATGCTGTAGCACGTGGCAAGGGAGGCGCGTATGTCTAAGGAGAATCTGCCGGTACAAACTGGAGACCTACTCAAGGGCGAAGCGTTGCCACTTTCGCGCCGCGTGGTCAAAGCTGCTGCCGGTACCAAGGCCGGACAACTCGTTAAATATCCGCTGCGCAGCTCAAACCCGTGGCTGGTCGCGCTCTCCGACGAGGTCAATGGCGAGGTGGTAGTGCAACCGCACAACTGCGTCATCAATCTCGAACATGTCGCAGAAAGCGAAATCACCGGCAAAAAAGTCAATGAAGGCGCCGCCGCCAACATGAAAGTCGAAGAATTTATCGCCGCCGGTGATGCTTACGGCATTGTCTACGTCGGCACCCCGCATAAATAGGAGTACCCATGCCCCTCTCCAGTAACAGCCAGTTTGGCGTCGTCCCCTTGACGCAATCCATCAACCGCCTGCCGGTGACGCCAACCATCATCCGCAGCCTCGGTATCTTTGCCAGCAAGCCACTGGCAACGACCTATGTGCGTGTTGAAAACAAAAATGGCGCGTTGCGTCTGGTCAAAGCCGTGCCACGCACCGCCGCCGGTGAGCCACCGGCACGCGAGACGCGCAGTATTGAGAATTTCGACATGCTGCATCTACCGCGCACTGATGTGGTGATGGCCGATGATGTGCAGAACCTGCGCGCCTTTGGCGGGCAGAATGCCACCACCGTGGCCAGTGTGGTCAATGACCGACTGGCGACGATGAAAGCCGATATTGAGATGACGCGCGAGCACCTGATGCTCGGCGCGCTGCAAGGCAAAATCATGAACGCAGACGGCACGAGCGAGCTGCTCGACATCTACAACCGCTTTGGCTTTACCCGCCAGGCGCACGTTTGGGATTTGGGTACGCAGACCACCAAAGTCGGCGAGAAAATCGACGAGACCATGACCGCGCTCAAGAGAAACCTGAACGGCGAAGCGGTCAATGGCTGGATTTGCCTGTGCAGCCCTGCCTTTATGCGTGCGCTGGTCTATCACGACAAAATCGTGCGCATCTACGAACGCTACGAGCAGGCTAAGGTGTACCGCGAGGGCGAGACTTGGGTGGATTTCATGCACAAAAACATCAAATTCATCCAGTACGACCACGACTTCGGCAACGGCATGAAAATTGCCGACGGCGAAGCCATCCTGCTGCCAGCCGGTAGCCGTACCACCTTTGCCGAATTTTTCGCGCCCGCCAACTACAACGAGACGGTGAACACAATAGCGCAGCCCTACTACGCCAAGCGCGTGGCGATGAAATTTGACAAGGGCTGGGATTTGGAAGCGCAATCCAACCCGCTGCCACTGGTGCTGCGCCCCGAACTGGTAGCGACCATCAAGGTGGCATAAGCCATGATTACCCAGGCCGATCTGGTCGAGCGCTTTGGCGGGGAAGAAATCGCCCGTCTCTCTGACCACGACGAATACCGCACGATAAACGCGGCGGTGGTGGCAAAAGCGATTGCTGATGCAGAAGCAGAAGTAAACAGCTACCTCGCCCCGGTCGGTCTGGTCGGCATCACCCCGCCGAAGGCGCTGGTACTCAAAGCCTGCGACATCGCCCGCTACTACCTGCACGAGGACGGCGCCACCGAAATCGTGCGCGAGCGTTACAAGCAGGCCATCGTTTGGCTGAAAGAAGTGATGCGTAATCCATCAATGCTGACCGGCATGGGTGATACCACGCCGAAACAGCCGGTGAGCGCCATTGCGGTGCGCCCCAACGTGCTGCCACAACGACCGTGGGCGGATGACTGATGCAACTCGTCGTATCCGACCAGCTGCCGCAACTTAGCGCCAACTTGCATGCCTTGCAGGCGCGGTTAAACGGTGACCTGACACCGCTGATGGATGCTATTGGGCATCTGCTGGAAAACAGCACCCGCAAGCGCTTTGAGACCAAGCGCGACCCGGAAGGCATTGACTGGGCGCAGCTAAAGCCACAAACCATTGAGCGCAAGCGCAACAAAAGCGGTCGCGTCCGAGGCGGCATCCTCGTTGACCGTGGCGACCTGCGCAAATCCATCACCTACTTTGCCAGTACGCAGAGCGTCACCGTCGGCACTGATCGTCCCTATGGCCAGTATCACCAGAGCGGTACCGAGCACATGCCCGCCCGCCGCTTTTTGGGGCTATCCGAAGCCGACAAAACGGAAATTAACGATTTTATTCGCCATTTTTTAGAAGACGTCCTATGAAACCGGCCTACCACGACAACATCCTCGCCTGCTATCCAGCACTGCTCGCCCGCCTCGAAGGCGTGCCGGGGGTGAAAAAAGTCTATGAAGTGCAAGAAATGGGGGCGATTGGCAACGACCGTGCGGTGATGCCCATCGACGGCGCGGTGTACGTCATCCTCGACGGTTTCACGCCGACGACGACCGCATCCGCGCGCGAGCAGACGATAGACATCGGCTTTTCGGTCATCCTCGCCAAGCGCAATTACAACCCTAACCGCAACCCCTATCGCGTTGACGGCCTCGGCGAGACCTACACTGCCATCGCCCGCGCCATGCAGGGCTATGACCCGGTAGATGCGGACGGGCGAGCATTGACCACCAGACCCCTTACCCAGCGCCCGGCATTGCCCATCGACTATCGTGATGGTTACGCCTTGTTCCCGTTGCGCTTTACCGCAGCGGTGGCGCTTATCGCTGATACCCCTTAAAAATCCTTACAGGAGCACACCATGCAAGAACTACGCGGCAAAAAATACTCCGGCGACCTCTTTGGCCGCAAATACGGCTCGACCGACCCATTGGTCAAACTGGGCAACCTGACCTCGCTCACCTTTGAAAAAAGCAGCGATACCGAAGAGCTGCAATCGACCGGCAAACACGATTACGGCCAGGCGATTGAATCTGTAACCAAGCCCGGCGTTACCAAAATCAAGATGGAATTTAACACCTTTGACAAGGCGGCAATGGCACGGGCGCTGATGGGTGAGGCGGTTGACCTTGCCGGCGCGCCGAAGACCATCACCGACGAGGCGCTGGTGGCAACCGTCGGCGAGTGGCTGAAACTTGCCGAGCAGGACATCGACCCGGCAGGCATCACCCTGAAAGCGGGCGCAGGCGGTACCGCAGTACCTGCCGAGCATTTTGAAATCAACGCCCGCCTGGGGGCGATACGCCTGATTGCCGGCAAAACCACGGTACAAAATGGCGACCCGCTGAAAATCAGCTACAAAACCAAAGCGAGCAAAGGCTTTGCCATTGATGCCGACACCGTGCAGCGCTTTGACTTTGAGCTCTACCTCGATGGTCGCGACCGCATCACTGGCAACGAGAGTGTGCTGAACATTTGGCACGCCACGCTGCAATCGGACGGCAACCTCGACTGGCTCTCTGATGACTGGTGGAAAAACGGCGTCGGCGGCACCGCGCTCAAACCGGCAGACAAACCCAGCCCGTACCGCTTCACCGAATACAACAACAAATAACCCCACATCACTCAGGTTGGTTTCTTCTGACCACAGCGCGACAAGCCGTGAGTGTCGCGACCATGAAATAACCGCGGCAGCCCGCTACGACCGTTCCTATCCTTCCGGCGGGGGCGGGCACCCATGCAAAAGGCGACAGCCTTTTGCTTGGGAATCCGGCCGGGCACCCTGCTGAATCCCGGCAACTACAGCCCGACCGCCATTTACACCGACAATAAACCCCGTTTAAAACGGGGTTTATTGCGTGACGAGACTGCATACAGAATTACTAATTACCGCGGGCGTTGAAGGCTTGCCGCACCTCGACCGCCTGATCCAACGCATCGAAGACGCCGGTGGCGATACCGAGCAGCTGCGCGCTGCCGCCGAACAACTGCGCCGCGAATGGAACAATCTCAATGCCAACGAGCAGGCCAGCCGTCTGCGCGACCTCGCCGACGCCGCCAATCAGGGCGCGCAGGATGTCGGTATCTTGGGGCAGCGCGTGCGCGAAGCAAAAGACGAACTGGATGCCATCAGCCGCGCCAAAATCACCCTCGGCCTCGCCAACGACGAAGAAATCAAAAAGCGCATCGAAGCGGTTGCTGACGCTTACAAACTGCTACAAGAGCAAGGCAACCTGTCGCAGGAGGAATTGGCGCGCGCCGCCGAACTCCACCGTGCACAACTCGCCGACCTTGAGCGCCAACTCGGCAGCGTTAGCCACGAGCTCTCCGCCTTAGAAGGCGCGCGCGTTACCATCGGGCTGGATGCCGACGACCGTGCGCGCCGCGAAATCGAACAACTTGACCACGCGCTGGAGCAACTGCACGCAAGCGGCACACTGACCGAAGAAGAGCTGGCACGGGCGACGGAATTGCACGCCGAACGGGTCGGTGAGCTGCGCGAACAAATCGGCGAAGTGGGTGAGACGGCGGAAGAATCGGCAGAGCGCTTCAGCGAGATGGCATCCGGCCTCGCCGAAGTCGTTGCCGCCGGGGGAGGGCTGGCGGGCGTTGTCAATGAGGCGGTGCAATTTGAAGCGGCGATGGCGGCGGTGAAAAAAGCGGTCGATGCCACGCCGGAAGCGATGGCGCGCCTCTCCTCGCAGGTGAAAGCGCTGGCGATTGAGCTTGGCATGGTGCCGGAATCGGTCGCCGAAATCACCGCCGCCGGTGGCCGCCTTGGCGTCGCCTTTGAAGACTTGCCGGAATTTACCCGCCTCGCCGGGCAGATGGCGGTGGCGTTTGACATGACCGCAGAGTCGGCGGGCGACAGCGCGGCGAAGCTCGCCAACGTCTTCCAGATTCCGCTCGCCGAAGTGCGGGCGCTGGGCGATGCCATCAATACCCTCGGCAACAACACCGCCGCCAAAGAAAGCGAAATCGTCGAAGCGCTGACCCGCATCGGCGGCAGCGCCAAACAATTCGGCCTCGCTACCGAGCAGACCGCCGCCCTCTCCGCCGCCTTCATCGCGCTGGGCAAATCGCCGGAGACCGCCTCGACCGCTATCAACGCGCTGCTCAACCGCCTGCAAACCGGCGGGCAGGGGGTGAGCGGCTTTGCCGAAGGGCTGGAAGACCTCGGCCTCTCCGCCAACCGCCTTGCCGACAACATCCGCGCCAACCCGCAGGCGGCCTTGCGCGAGTTTTTGGGCTCGCTGGAAAAACTCGACAACCAGCAGCGCGCGATAACGCTCACCAAACTGTTCGGACAGGAGTACGCGGACGACATCTCGCTCATGGTTGGCTCGCTCGCCGAGTACGACCGCCAGCTGGGGCTGGTTGCCGACAAAGTACAGACGGCAGGGGCGATGCAAAACGAGTTTGCCTCGCAAATGGATACCACGGAAAAAAAACTGGAGCAGGCGCAGATTGCCATTGGCAACCTCGCCAAGGAGCTCGGCAGCCAGCTGCTGCCGGTGGTAGCCAGCGGCGCGCAGGGATTTGCCGGTATGGCCGGGTCGGTACTGGAATTTGCCTCAACCCACCCGCAAATCACCCGCTTTGTCACCCTGCTCGCCGCCGCCAAGGCCGCGTCCATCGCTTACTCCGGCGCGCTGCGCGTCCTCGGCGTGGAAGGCACAACCGCCACCGGCGCGCTCACCGCCGGATATACCCGTGTCACCACCGCCTTGGCCGCCTACCGCGCGCAGATTGCCGCCGCCTCGGCGGCATCCGCCGGGATGAGTGTGGCAATGCGGGCGCAGGCGGTGGCCGCCGCCGCCACCGGTACCGCGCTGCGCGGGGCGGGCGGGGCCATGAGCGCGCTGGGGGCCGC